AAGGATTTGGCTGCCTACTTCCTGGAGCCAAAGACCAGCGTGTCTATGCTTAAGCGAAGGGCTGATGCCGCCAAGATTGCTGCCATCGGTCAGGAGCGAAGCGGAATGCAGTTGTCGGCACCAACAGCCGAGGACATCGCGGCACGTGGATATACGGCTGCCCAGGCTGCTGAGGCATTCGGAACGATTGGTCGGCAGGCCGAACTCTACGAACCTCTTATGGGCGGCGAGGAAAGAATTAGTGAGCAGCAGCGCGTTGGTGCAGCCTTTGGGTACGACACCGCCGCAGCCCTGGATGTGGAGCGCCGCAAGGCTGCCCGCTTGGCTCAGTTCCGTGGCGGCGGTCAGTTTGCTGCCACCACTGGCGCTACAAGTGGCACCATCCAAACTGGTGCAGGCACCGCACAGTAGTACTTGACAGACCACGCTTTGTGGTATAGTTTTTTCTTGTCAGGGAACCCCGACCTGACCTGAGCAACAAGGGTGAAAGCAGCCTCCCGATTCCTCCGAACGGGAGTGGGCAGAATGGAGTGAGTCATGTCAAACGTCCACGAAGAGTATGAAGACGAGACTGGCGAAACGGCAGGTAAAGACCCCGTCCGTTCGCACCTGAGAAAGGTGGAGCAGGAAAACAAACTGCTTCGTCAACAGGCTGCGGAGTTCGAGAACCTGAAGCGCGAAATGGCTTTCACCAAAGCAGGCATTGACCTCAATGCTCCGATGGCAAAGTATTTCGTCAAGGGCTACGACGGAGAGGTGTCACCTGAAGCAATCAGGAAGGCTGCCGAAGAAGCAAATCTCATTCAGGCTTCAAAGCCGCAAGACATGGTTGACGAGTCCGAAAAGCGGGCTTGGTCACGACTGCAGAAAGCGGGTTCCGCTGGCGAAACAAACGACCAAGAGGTCGATTGGGCAGCCAAGTTTAACTCGACTCGCAATCAGGACGAAGTCATGCAACTTCTGGCTCAAATGAGACAACAAGCAGAAAACATCTAGCCCGCAGGCCCCGTGCCTGTCGGGGAAAGTAACAGGTAAACAAAGTGTCTAAGACACAACAGAGCAGCCTGCTCACAGACCAGGTTGCATTTGACAGGATTGCGTATTTCGCACTCCGCAGCGAACTTCTGTTCGACGCGGTGGCAGACGTGATGCCAGTCGCACAAGCCATGCCAGGGTCGTCGGTGAAGTTCACCATTTTCAACGACCTCGCCGAGAAGACCTCGACGCTGACTGAAGACACCGACGTCACCCCAGTGGTGATGGGTGACAGCCAGGTTGAAGTCACCCTCAACGAATACGGCAACGCCGTCAACACGACCGCTAAGTTGCGTGGAACCTCGTTCCTCGACGTCGACTCGGCTGCCGCAAACCTCGTTGGCTACAACGCAGGCATCTCCATCGACGGAGTCATCCGCGATGTGTTGTCGGCTGGCACCAACGTGATTTACGGTGGTGGCGGTTCAACTGACCCGTCGTCGCGCGTAACCGTGCAGGCAGAAGACATCATCGAGGCAAACGACATTCGCAAGACTGTCGCCGCCCTCCGCAAGGCAAACGCCGTGTCGTTCAACGGCATGTACATGGGCTTCATTCACCCAGACGTGTCGTACGACCTCCGTCGCGAGACGGGCGTTGCCGCATGGCGTGACCCGCACGTGTACAGCGACCCAGCCAACATCTACAACGGTGAGGTTGGAGCGTTCGAAGGTGTGCGTTTCATCGAGACGCCACGCGCCAAGATTTTCGTGGATGAAGGCGCAAGCAGCACGGTTGACGTGTACTGCACGCACATCTGCGGCCGTCAGGCGCTCGCCAAGGCACACTCAATCGTGGACGGAAACGGTGCGTTCCCACGCGTCGTGCGCGGTCCAGTGGTTGACGTGCTCAGCCGCTTCCAGCCTGTCGGCTGGTACTGGCTCGGTGGCTACGCACGATTCCGTGAGGCATCGCTGCGCCGCATCGAGTCCTCGTCAAGCATTGGCACGAACGCCTAATTAGTTCAAGCCATCGAAGTGGTGGCGCGGGCCGATTTCCCCTGCGGTCCGCGTCACCACGTCGTGCTATTCTGTCCGTGAGGTAACTGATGTCAATTTCCAACTATGCCGAATTGAAGATTTTGGACCACCTGACGGGCACCGCTTCTTGGACTGCGCCAACTACGGTGTACATCAAGTTGCATACGGGGGACGCTGGAGAAGCGGGTACAACCAACGCCGCTACCGAGACAACGCGCAAGGCCGCTACATGGTCGGCTGCTTCGTCTGGCTCCATTTCTACTTCTGCGACATTGGAGTGGACGAATGTGGCTGCAACTGAAACGTACAGCCATTGGTCGGCTTGGGACAACAGCACTGCTGGCAACTGCCTGTGGACTGGTTCGCTGTCTTCGTCGGCTGCTGTTACCGCTGGTGACACATTCCAAATCACTTCGCTGACGCTTAGCCTCGACTAAGTGAGGTAGCCGAATGGCTACTGGAGCAACCGACTTTACGTTCGGTTTCACTGACACGCCTGGATTCCGTGAGTTTGCGGAAGTCCCGAATTATGCGCCACGCAAAGTCATCTACTTTGCATCACCGTTCAAAACAACTCAGGGCTTCTATCGCGGTCTTGTTATCGTTGACCGTACCGCCACAGGCGCAGGTATAGGTTCGCAGTCAGCGCTAGGGCTACATCTAAGTCCACGTTCAGCATCAGCGTCAGGCACAGGTTCATCATCAACCCTTACTGTGCTGATTGCAAAGCGCACGGCAATCGGCTCTGGTACGGGTACACAGATTGCTGAAGGTGAGCGTGTTGTCCCACGTTCGGCTACAGGCAGTGGTCAAGGCACCACTGCTGGTGGTGCTGTTGGTTTGCACATTGCCCCTCGCACTGCAAATGGTTCTGGTATCGGCTCTGGTACCGCTTCTTGGATTCGTGTTCGGGCGTTCACCGCATCTGGGTCTGGCACTGGGTCTGGTTCGGCATCTGGTGTTCGCATTACGTTCCGTACAGCAACGGGTTCAGGCGCTGGTACTCAAACTGCTTCAGGACAAGCCACAAGAGCGCGCACTGCAGTAGGTTTGGGACTGGGTACCCAGACAGCCACGGGGTTGCATGTTGCACCTCGTAGCGCTTCTGGTAGCGGTACGGGGTCACAGTCTGCTGCAGGACTGCATATAGCGCCCCGTACCGCCACTGGTTCTGGAAACGGGGCGCAGTCGGCCATTGGGGCCAGGGTTGACCGCCGCACGGCAACTGGCTCGGGCGTTGGAACATCCAGTAGCAGCACCGCGAAGTTGTTGATTTTCTACACCCCAGCCACAACCGAAATACGGGCAGCAGACAGAGACGACCTATCCATTGCGGGCCGACTATTCCGTTATGCAGACCCGACCTACGCTGGCGTGAACGTCTACAAACTTACGGATGGAACATACACCAGCGTTGAGACCCGCGACCCAGTTCTCAAAACATATTGGGGCGGCACCAAGAACTTTGTTACCGCCGAAGAGAAGGCTGACCTAATTGCGGCAGGCTACGGTAGTTACATCACATGAGCACCTTCAGGCCCCCAACCGACGACTTCGTATCTTTGGCCATCCCGCCAAAGGAGTTTGACTCACAGGAAAAACGGCTTGCCTTCAACCTGTTCAGGTACTTTGACAATGAACCTCGGGGTCGAAACGTGTTCCTACTGAGCGACGGAACCTACACCGAAAACGAACCGAACGACATAACCACGATTACCAAGGTCTACTGGGGTGGCTCAGAAAACCAAGTAACAGAGGCAGAAGTTGCTAGTCTTACTGCTGCAGGTTACGGGGAGTACATTTCGTGAAGCACAGAGAAACACATCCAAATCTTGATGTTGAAGGATGCTTTGCTTGCCGAGTGTCGCACTTCCGCGTATCTGGTGCGGCAACACCAACGCGCCACAATGTTTCAGAGTTGAACGGCAAAGAACGGCAACTTGACAAAGACCTTGATGCATACAAGCGGATACGCAAAACTGGTGGTCAACCAACACAGATAGACGGCTCGGCTCGTCTGGAGGCAACAGCAAACTAATGGCTGCAAAAAAGAAAACAAAGTCACGCGTCAATGAGGCAGGCAACTACACCAAGCCAGAGATGCGCAAGCGTCTGTTCAACAAAATCAAGGCTGGCTCCAAGGGTGGAGACCCTGGTGAATGGTCGGCACGCAAAGCACAGTTGCTTGCTTCCGAGTACAAGAAGGCTGGCGGAGGCTACAAGTAATGCCGCTCGCCAAGTCTCAGAAGTCCCTTAAGGATTGGACTGCGCAGAAGTGGCGCACGTCAGACGGCAAGCCGTCCAAGGGCAAGAAGCGTTACCTGCCAGATAAGGCTTGGAATGCTTTGAGCCCATCAGAGAAAGCCGCAACCAACAGAGCAAAAGCCAAAGGGAACAAGGCTGGCAAGCAGTTTGTCAAGCAGCCCAAAAAGGTTGCAGAAAAAACAAAGAGGTACCGATAATGGCCAAGACACCTGCGTGGCAACGCAAAGAAGGCAAGAACCCCAAGGGCGGTCTCAACGCCAAGGGTCGTGCGTCCGCACGCGCCCAAGGAATGAACCTCAAGCCACCTGTTTCCGCCAAGCAGGCGAAGAAGTCGCCAAAGGCTGCGGCTCGGCGTAAATCATTCTGTGCGCGCATGGGCGGTATGCCAGGACCAATGAAGGACTCTAAAGGTAGACCGACACGCAAGGCACTCGCTCTGCGCAAGTGGGACTGTTAGAGTAACATCGTAATCCAAACAACTAGATAGGAGCAGTCATGCCAAAGGTTGGAAAGAAAGAGTATCCGTACACCGCCAAGGGAATGGCCATGGCAAAAGCCGAAGCCAAGAAGACTGGCAAGAAAATGAAGTCTGGAAAAAAGAAATGAAGAAGTCATCCAAGATGAGCAAGAAGAACAAGAAGCACGAAATGTCAGAGGGTCCAAAAGAGCGGATGATGGAATACGGCTCCAAGAAGGCTGGCATGAAGAAGAAGGGCAAGAAGAAGTAATGCCCTATAGCAAGAAGGCCAAGAAGTCTTCCGTGAAGGGCGCTCCCGCAAAAGAGTATCGTCCTGCACCAAAGGCCAAAAAGGGCAAGCGCACGATGAAGTCGTCTGCTAAAGCGCAGGCTGGTTCATTCCCAGGTTACGGAGGGTACGGCGTAAGGTGACAACTGCGGCGACGATTCTTAATCGTGCGTCGCGGCAACTTTTGTCGGGGACCGTAGAGGAGCGGAACAAACTTGCTGCGAGCATCAACGATTCTACGACGAGCGTTGTATTGTCTTATGACCTTGGCGGGTTTCGCGCTGGTTCTGTATTCGAAATTGAATCAGAACTCTTTTACGTTTGGGAAGCCAACACCGCTACGAAGACGCTTACGGTGGAACGAGGATTCAACGGAACGACCGCTGCGTCTCACTCAATTAACCTACTGGCTACACTTAATCCGCGTTTTCCGCGAGCACAAATGCTTGACTCGCTCAACGCGGACATTGACGACCTTTCTTCTACTGCCAATGGCCTCTTTAAAGTCACGACGCTCGATGTCACCTACAACGGGTCAGACAGACAAATCAATCTAACTGGCGCAACGAACGTCATTGACCTCATTGATGTGCGGCTTCGCTACCAATCTGACGACTATCCAGTAATCCGAAACGTACGACTACAACGCGGTCTGCCAACATCAGACTTTGCTTCAGGTTTCACCATCGTGTTTGACGAGCCAGTCATGGCAGGCTCTCTGCGCGTTCAATACAAGACGCCATTTACCAGAGCATCCTCTGAGTCTTCTGACCTGACGACCAACTGCGGTTTGCCTGCTACGTGTGACGACTTGGTTGAGTTGGGCGTCATCATCAGAATGATGAGCGGCAGGGAAATCAAGCGCTCGTTTATTGAATCCCAAGGCGATACGCGGCGACCAGACGAAGTGCCACCAGGCGCATCCCGCGATTCCGTTGCAAGTCTTTTACGTTTGCGTAGAGAGCGAATCATTGCAGAGTCTGGTCGTTTGAAGGCGCAGTACCCAATCCAGTTCAGGAAGTAGCCAATGGCTTCCTTGGCCGAGTTCACAACGGCGTTCTTTCCAGCGCCTGCGTTCTATACGGGAAGTGGCGCATCCCAGTTGGTGCCAGACATTTTCCCTGTTGCCATCAACGGTCGCCCCTACATGCTGGACATGAAGTCGGGTGAGTTCACTCGCCAATTTGATGCACGTGTTCGTGACTCCGTTGACCAGTCGGCTGAACCTGGCGAGTCTGCCATCAACCCACAGGGCTTGTGGCGTCGTTCGCAATCCTCCTGGCATTACGGTGCTGGCCAAGAGTATTCGGATGCATCAGACTCTGAGGCTTTTCGCTTCAACGAATCTAAGGGAATCAATGTCTGGGAAAAGGGCACCCTGTCCTTGCTGTCGGACACAACGAATGTGTATCCAACTTCGGGAACCAACCTGTACGCAACGACCGCTGATGGCCGACTGTATGGGTCAGATGGACAGAACATCAAATACACGACTGACTTCTCCACTGTTACCACAGTGACGGGAACACAGGCATCCAACATTTACAGCCTCACCTCCGATGGCTACAACGTGTTCTATTCGTACGCCAACGGTGACATCGACCAGACGAACGCCAGCCTCTCCACCTCGTCGGCATACATCACAGGTATTGAGGCTGGGCTCATGGCGTATGTGAAGGGTCGTTTGATGGTGGCTGGGCAGGGTGCGGATAAACGCAAGATTTGGAACATCACGACTCCTGCTGGTTCAACGGCGAACAACCCTGGTGCGCTTTATACGCATCCGAACACGAACTGGACTTGGGTTGGTTTCGCTGCTGGCCAAACCCACATCTATGCGGCAGGATATTCAGGCAACATCAGCCTCGTCTACAAAACGCAAATCAAGACTGACGCATCTTCATTGGACGCTCCTACGGCTGCCGCCGAACTACCGCAAGGCGAAATCATCACCTCGATTTACGGCTACCTCGGTTACATCGTGCTGGGTACCACGACAGGGTTCCGTTTCTGCTCCACGGACGGCGACGGAAACCTTGTCATCGGACCGCTGATTGAGATTGGCGGCGGAGTCAACACGTTCGCAGGTATCGGCAAATACATCTACTTCGCATGGTCCAACTATGACTCCACCTCCACAGGTATCGGACGTATGGACATCTCCGTGTTCATCTCTACGAACCAGCCCGCTTACGCATCCGATTTGATGGCTACTGCCCAGGGGACGATTGTTGCTATTCACGAGTTCAACAACAAACCGCTGTTCACTGTGTCTGGTGTCGGCGTCTTTACCCCCCATGCCACAAACCTGGTGTCCTCTGGCTACCTCACTTCGGGCATCTATCGTTGGGGTGTCCCAGACGCCAAGTTCATACCCAAACTTGACCTGCGCACCTACCCCCTTGTCGGCTCGGTTACCATGTCCATTGCTTCAGACAACGGTAACTTCTACGATTTTACGGCATTCAACAAACAGGGTCAGAAGGAATCGACCATCAACGGGCTGGAAGAGCGCGTCTTTGAGGCCGAAATCAAACTGACCCTCACCCAAGCCACGGCAACTACGGGACCAACCGTGACCCGCTGGATGGCTCGTGCCTATGCCGCCCCCCTTCGTTCCCAAAGCTTCTCCGTCCCCCTCCTAATGCACCACAAGTTGAACATCCAGGGCAGGGAGTACCACCAGGACGTAGATGTCGAGATGGCGCTCCTACGCGACTTGGTGGAAACCCCCCGCGTTATCAACTATCAAGAGAACGCCGAAACGTTCTCGGTGGTCGTAGAGGACATCCGATGGCAGGCACGACAGGTTGTGTATGCCCACCGAGAAAACGACTACGAAGGCACAGCAACTGTTATCATGCGTAGTGTAAGATGAGACCCGTATGCCAGCAGTAACGCGCAGACAATATAAGGGCGCAGCAGCCCAGACCACCATCACCAACTCGCTTGGTGCTGGAGACACGTCCATTGCAATTGCGGCCACCACTGGCTGGCCATCAACCGCTTCCGTTCCGTTCTTCGTGGTTATCAGTCCAGGGACCGCTGTTGAAGAAAAGTGTCTGGCAACAATCTCTGGGTCTACCCTGACCCTGACTCGTGCGCAGGATGATACGACTGCTCAATCACATTCGTCGGGTGCGACCATCTACCCAGTGTTCTCTGCTGATGATGCGGATGAGGCGAACTTCCTTGCCTCGCGCTACACCACCAAGGGTGACGTCGTGGTGTTCAACGGCACCGATGTGGTGCGTGTTGGGGTGGGTGCGAACGATACGGTGTTGACGGCTGATTCTTCGCAGTCGGCTGGTGTAAAGTGGGCGACGGCACTTTCGTCGGGTGACACCGACCAGATTGTTCTACCCGTACAGATTTTTAGTTAGGAGCAACAATGGCAACATATACGAAACTCGCACTTCAGCCTGCTGGTACCACTGGTACTGGTTTGGGTATCAAGGTTGCTGCAACCAGCGGTACTGGTACGGCGATTCATACTGGTTCGTCTACTGCTACGACGATTGACGAAGTGTGGTTGTATGCGGTGAATGCTTCTGCGACTGCTATCAAGTTGACGGTGCAGTGGGGTGGCACGACTGCTGTTGATAACGATATCGAGTTGACGGTTCAGCCTGAGGCTGGTTTGGTGACGATTGCTCCTGGTCTTGTGTTGCAGGGTAATTCGACTGCGCGTGTGATTCGTGCGTTTGCTGCTACGGCTGACCAGATTGTTATTTACGGGTTTGTCAATCGGATTGCGTAACTGATGGCTACGGCTCGTCGGCAACTTGGGTATGTGTCATCACTAACGACACAGAGCGTTATCGCTATCAACGCTTATGGTGCGGCTACGGGTGGAACTTCTGCGTCTCGCACTATCGGTGGCGAGAACTACACGGTGCTGACCTTTTCATCTGATGACAACCTTGTTGTTTCTAAGGCTGGTTTGTTTGATGTGTTGCTGGTCGGTGGTGGCGGCGGCGGTGCAGGTTCTCCTGCTGGCACTACGGGTGGTGGCGGTGGCGCAGGCGCACTTGTTGGATTTGCTAGCACGACAACTATTTATCTTGCGGCTGGAACTTACGCAGTTGATGTTGGTGCTGGCGGCGCTGGTGTTACCAGCAACACTGTCACTTCTTCTGGTGCGTCATACATTGCCGACAAAATAAGTGCGGCTGGTGGCGGCTGTGGCGGAACATTTGAGATAAGCAAGGTCGGACAATGTGGCGGCTCAGGCGGCGGCGCATATTTCACTAGCAGTCCTGGTCAAAGCCTTGATGAAACTTTCGGAAACGATGGCGGCTACGGAACAAACACATTCGGTGGTAGCGGTAGCAGTGGTGGTGGCGGTGGTTATGCATCTGCTGGTGGCAACGGTGTTTCTGGAACAGGCGGTGCTGGCGGAAACGGTGTAGATGTTTCGTCGTGGGGTACTAGCGCAAGCACGGACAATGTTGCGGCTGGCGGTGGTGGCGGTGGCGATGCTGTTGGTGGTGCGGCTGGCACAGGTGGTGTCGCAGGTAAGACAGGTAGCACGGGCAACAATGCGACTACTGCTGGTTCTGGTGGCGGTGGCACGAACACTGCAACAGGCGGCAACGGTGCGGCTGGCAAAGTGTGGGTGAGGTTCAAGGTATGAGCGAGCCAACTACTTTCGCAAAGGTTGAGAACGGTATCGTGACCGATGTTCGTGTCGTTGAGTGGGATTTTTTGGTTGCCAACCCTGACCGTTACGGTGATAGCGCACTTTGGATTGAGTGCTTCCATGATAACTCTGGTCGTGGCTACTGCTCTAAGGGTTGGCTCTATGATGCTGTTGCCGACAAGTTTGTTGAGCCAGAAGTTGAAGTGAGTGAGGTGTCAGAGTGACTCGTTCGTATTTAGGTTATGTGTCATCACAAACAACGGACACGATTGTGGTGCAGGGCTACGGCACAGCGACGCTCAGTGGCACAGGTGCATCAAGCAGTACCATCACCGTTTCGGGCGCATCCTACACACTTCTGACTGCGATAAATGACGGCACGCTTTCCGTCAGCAAAGCAGGACTGTTTGATGTCTGCTTGGTAGGCGGCGGTGGGGCAGGTGGTCGCTCACAGTCCAACTACGGAACTTCTGGCGGTGGCGGCGGCGGCGGCATTGTCTTGCAAACCATTTACCTTGCGGCTGGTGATTACACCGTTGATGTAGGTGCTGGTGGCACGGGTGGGTTCTCCGAAGTGTATGCAGGCACGGGCAAGCCAACTTCTGTTTATTCAACCGACAACTACGAAATCACTGCGCTTGGTGGTGGCTGTGGTGATGCGCCACTGTATGGAATCCGTGCAGGCTTCGGTGGTTCTGGTGGTGGTGCAAAGAACAACGGCACAGGCGGCTCAACAGTTCAGACGCAAGGTTCAGCAGGTGGCAGTGGTGGCTCATCGGGCGCATACGATGGTGGTGGAGGCGGAGGTGGCGGTGGTTCTGCTGTTGGCTCAAATGGTTCTAGCAATGTCGGTGGTGCTGGTGGTGCAGGTTTGGACATCTCAACATGGCTGGGTCAGTCAGCGGCAACGACCATCAAAGGTGGCGGTGGTGGTGGAGGTGGCTCTGGCGGCAACGGTGCGGCTGGAAGCGGCAACGGCTCAGCGAACACTGGTGGCGGTGGTGTAGGTCGTGCCGCAAACATCAGCAGTGATGGCGCATCGGGATACTCAGGTATTGCGTACATCAGGTTCAAGTTGTGATTAGTTATTTGGCAGGTATGCCACGCTCAGGTTCAACCCTGCTTGCAAGCCTGCTGAATCAAAACCCCGATGTATTCGTGTCATCGTCATCACCACTTTGTAATACGCTTTACCACACCGAACGCCTGTGGGCTGAACAAGTTGCGTTAGAAGCAAACCCGAATCCTGTTGGCGTGAATACAGTTTTGCGTTCCGTCATCCCCGCTTTTTATGCAGACCGCAACGAATCACTAATTATTGACAAAGCATTTACTTGGGGTACGCCAGAAAATCTTGCGAACCTTATGCGATTCGCACCCAACGAACCAAAGTTCATTGTGATGGATAGGAACAGAAGTGAAGTTCGTGCTTCGCTTGAACGGCTAATGAGCGAAAATCCTGCGGCTCGCTTGTCGTCGCCTGATGAAATGTTGCGTCGTTGCGAAGCATCATTCAACAATTTGACAAAAGCAATGCCACACAACTGTGTGGTTGTTCATTACGATGAACTTGTATCGGACACCGCAACCGTGTTGCGCCGCATCTATTCGTTCTTTGCTATGCCCGACTACGAACATCAACTGACCGACATTCGCAGTAGTTCCACTGACAATGATTCGGTGTGGGGTGTATCAAAGATGCATGAAGTAAGACCCGAAATAAGGAAGTTGGCTTATGTCTGAAAATAGAATCTTTGCAAAAGTTGAGAATGGCATCGTGACAGATGTGCGGTGTGCTGGCTCGTTGGAATGGATAGCCGCTAATCCTGCCCGTTATGGTGATGTGTCGTTGTGGTTGGAAACTTGGCAAGACGGTTCTCAGCGTGGCAAATACGCTGGTATCGGTGACATCTATGATGCGGTGAACGATGTATTCGTCGCACCGACAACCCAAGAAATCGAATAGGTACCGCTGGCTCATCTTCACGCCAGCAGCCCTACTCGCCCTCACCACCCAAGCCAACGCCCAACCTGAACCAGGACTCACCTACACCGTCTACGACAATCGGACAGGACAAAACAACCAATACAACGCAGCACCCCCACTCCCACCAATCACACCCGTAGTTGACGAAGGGACATCCCCAAACATCGAATACGCGTGGGGAGGTGGACCAATCCTCGGCAGCAACGTCACAGAGGATGTGGTGGTGCGTTGGACTGGCTGGCTGCTACCACCAGACCAGCAAACCTATTACCTGTGTGCCGCATCAGATGACGGCTTCAAACTCATCTTGGATTCTGAGGTGGACTTGCTTGGTATTACGAGAACGGTGGTGGGGCACACGCAACCTTGTTGCACTATACGGGGGTTGGTTGGTTGCCTGTTCCTGAGGAATGGTTTTGGACTGACACGCCCGTTGTTACGACTACCTCCACCATCGCTCCCACCACAGTGCCAGAGACAACAGTGCCAACCACAACAACGGTGCCACCCACCTCCAGTACGACAACCACCACCACAGAACCTCAGACAACAACGACAACCTCCTCCTCTACGACTACAACTACCACAGAGGCGCCGCCTCCTGCAACTACGACTACGACAACCGTTCCTGAGACGACGACAACGCTTCCCCCGACAACAACGATTCCTCCTTCAACAACCGTTGAGCCTTCAACGACGACGACTCACAGCAGCACGACGACGGTTCGCACAACGGTTCCTCCGACAACATCCGTCCCAGAAACGACAACCACCCCACCGTCAACAACAACAACAGTCCTATCGACAACCACAATCCCAGAAACAGCGCCACCCCCACAGGTTACCCTGAATAGCGATACCGATAGTTCCCAAATAGCACAACTTTTGGTATCGCTAGAACCCGACCAGGCAACCGAAGTGTTCGCCGCCCTAGAGGTCGAGGAGTTGGATGAGGAGCAGGTCGCCGCCCTGGTAGCCGCCGTTCAGAACGCACCAACCGAAATCAGGGAAGCGTTTGAAGAAGAGGTCGACATCTACAAATCAGGGCTGGATACCTACATTCCTGTGGATTCCAAGATTCCCGTGTCTCAGCGCCGCACCCTCATCGCTGTTACTGCAGGCACTGTTATGACCGCAGCAGCAGGGGCATCAACTAGGATGCGACGATAATGAAGAAGTTCCTGTCGTACGTCACCGAAAACTCCTGGACCCTCGCGGGCACTGGGCTTGTGTTGATTACCCTTTCGGGTCCTACGTTGAAGCAAGCCCTCTGGATTACGGGCGTAGCACTGGTGCTACACTCGTTGCTGACCTTCACGATAGGGGAAGACAGTGAGTAGATTCATGGAAGTAGCAAACAAGACCGTCGCCAAGTTCCTTGACCTGGGACAGCGCCTGTTCTCTTTGTTCCTTGCCAACGCCCTGCCAGCCGTTACGGGTGGTGCAGTCATCGGCGTGTCGGTAGCCAAGTCCGCCCTATTGGCAGGATTCATGGCTGTTGTTCAGGTCATCCAGAAACTTGCAGCCGCCTCCACTGACGGCGAGTTGACAAGTGAGGAGATTGCTGAAGCGTTCGGGAAGAAGTAATGGCAACCGTCCTCCCGATTGTCAAGGTAACTTTGTGTTCTCACCTGAAAGGGGTAAAACCTGGTGAACTCGGTCCAGAACTTCTTCGCGGCATTGAAGGCAAAGGCAAACTCCATCATTGTGCGGCTGACGCATACGAAGCAATGGACGCAGCCGCCAACGCCGAAGGCATCGACCTCTCCCCAACCTCGCAA